TTAGAGATTAATTTCAGTCTTCTTCTTTCGTCTCGTTCTTTTGGGTTTAGAAGAGTCGACATTTACCTGTCGAAGCTCACCACCGGTCGAATCTCCCGAAATGGAGATGATATCAGAGACATCCTCCTCATCGTCCTCCTGTTCGATGGGTCGTGCTCCCATCGTCGTGTTCATCGGAGGAGGGGGTGGCATGGAAATTCCACCCATGAGACTCGAGATATCCAGACCGGGGCCCTTCATCTCATATTGACCCGTGCCACCGACGGGTGCGTCGACAGATGGTTCCTGGGGGGAACGAGTCGTATTCTGTACAGCACTCATCATACTCTTGATGAGATCGGGATTCTGTTTCATGACATCGTTCATGTTTGGCATCACCGATTTGAACATACTGTTGGTCAAGTGGAACATCATCGCCGAGCCACCTAACATCATGATCAGCTTGACTTCTGGGGCGACGTTCACCTTGGTCCTGTACTTCACGTAGAGTTCCTCAAACACTCCATCATAGTCATCCACATTCTCCATCACAGACTCGGACCAACCCTCTAACTGAATCTCAAAGGGGTTATACCTCTTGTTCAGGAACTCGAGACCGGTTACACAGGCGACGAGCATTCTCCGTGAGAATCGCACAGATTGGTCAACATCTATACTGTACGTGATTCTCTTGACCTCAGAGCGAAGTTCGTCAATGTTCGAATACGCGTTGAGTCTTTTATTGACAGCAAACCCCTTCTTCTCGAGACGCCCGAGTTTGTTGATGAGATCCGCCTTCTCTTCGTCGATGGAAGAGTACCCCTTTGTCGGCTGTTCTTCCTGTTGCCCAGGACCCATGTTCATGTCATCTTCAAAATAAGCCTGTTCATCTTCACCGTAGTCAATCTCCTCATCTTCCTCGGGAGCTCTGGGGGCAGTTTGTTTGCTGGGGTTCGCAAAGGCATCCATAGCTTCCTGTTGTACCTGGGGAGCGGGTCTAGCCATGTAGTTGGTGGGTCGTGGAACACGTTGAGGGCGAGGGGCGGATATTTCAATCTCATCCATCAGAGCCTGTTCATCCGCATCTAGTTTCATCACATTTGGGGATCCACGATCGATTACGATTTCTTCGTCCATCTACTCTCTATATGGAAACTAAAAAAATACCTTTAACGCAGTTTAGAAAAAAATATGTTAGTCTATTATAAATGTTTAAGCTTAACCAGCAGAACCGCAACGCTCTCATATCCATCGCCGTTTTATTGGTGATCATTTTTGCCCTGAGTGCGAACAAGAACGTCAGCAACTATCAGCCCATGCCCATTCGTATCAAGACTGTGAATGAAAAGACTATTTTTGATCTCGAGAATAAGGTTGAATGTACACCTGGTCAGGGTAAGGATGGTAGCCCTTACACCATGGGTCTCACGCCCGGGGGTATCTGCGGTGCTCAGCAGCTCGTCGGTGAACATGCCGGCTATGCCATCGAAGATGGAATCGGTGGATCTTTAATCTAAGCTACATATATATGGCTCTTGTCACTTCCCCCACTGGGTCTATTCCCGATCTCAATTATGAGTATCACACTATCACAGTTGACACTATCGGTCAAGAGAGTGCCAATACTTTTACTTGTTTTCTCAGTCAGCCCCTTAAGAATATTGTCCAGGCTCGACTCCTCGCCACTCGAATCAATACAACAGCAAACACTGAACACTGCTACATATCCGTAAAGGAATTAGACTCCATCTTTTCTGACCGTACATCAAATGTGTACGATGGCCAGTCTTCACTTAGTATGATTAGGGGTTCTTTTGGGAGTGTAGTGACCACGGGTACACCGGGAACAGTTGTTAATTTCAAGGATGAGTATACCATCGCTACTCAATATATCGACCCTATCCGTCGTATCGATCGCCTCACGGTAACCATTCGAAACCAAGATGGTGAAACCATCGAGAGAGCGGGTGCTGGTGATAAAAACTTTTTAGTCATTCGTTTCGTTTGTAGAAAACCCAATTTGTAATTTTCTCCCGTTAAAGTAGTATACCATGTCAGCAGGCATTGTTCAATTGATCGCTATCGGAGCCCAGGATGAATATATCATGGGGAATCCCGAAATTTCGTTCTTCAGTTCAACCTTCAAAAGGCATGCTAATTTTTCACAATCCATTGAAAAACAAGTCATCCATGGAGCGGTGAAAAACAATTCTATGTCCAGCGTTCAATTTGAACGTTCTGGAGACCTTCTTAGTTATGTATATTTTACACTCGATGATACCACTCAGGCTCTAGATATTCAGCGATGGGATACAATCATTGACCACGTTGAACTCTACATCGGTGGCTCCCTCGTAGATACACAAGATGCCATTTTCACGGAGAAGATTGCTATCGATACGTTCGCCCAAAACGTTTCTAAGAGTGCGAACGGAACGCATCCGGGTGTAAGCGCTCGTTCGTACTTCTATCCTCTCCGTTTCTTCTTCTGTGAAGGACCTCAGTGTGCCCTCCCTCTCGTAGCACTTAACTATCACAACGTTGAGATTCGTATCCATTGGGCGAATGCCGCCTCGAACTATAACGTAGAGTGCTATGCGAATTACTATTATCTCGATAACGAAGAGCGTGGAAACATTGCCTCTCGTAAACACGATCTATTGATTACACAGGTACAGAAAAACATCGCCTCGGGTACGATCGTACAGGATCTCACATTCAACCATCCCGTGAAGTATCTCGCATCCTCTGACACGACCACCGATGGCGCACTCACATCTCCGACGAACAAGGTGAAGTTAAATATCAATGGTCTCGATGTAGGCAATTACAGATGGGGGAAACCTCATTTTATCGATGTCGTGAATTATTACCACACAAACTTTGTGACATCCCCTGATTTCTTTTTGTACCCATTCTGTCTCTCCACGAGCTCGTTGCAGCCTACGGGTACACTCAACTTCAGTCGCCTTTCTTCAGCCAAGATCATGAGTGAATCAATGCCTATCAACGATCCTATATATGCGGTCAATTACAACATCTTACGTATCGAGAACGGTATGGCCGGACTCCTCTACGCGAATTAAAATGCTATTCTATATTAAATGGTCAAGAACTTGCCGACAGTCGAACGATCGACAAAAATTAGGTTTGGTAAAAACTGTGCCGAAGACCAGGGTGAAAATACGATCGTGTTCAACGCCAGTAATGTCGAGTTCGACGCGACGCAACCAGGGTCGGTGTACATATCCCCTTTACGCCAAGTGCTCGATGTTTCCGATCGCCAAATCAAGATTCTCACGTATAACCGAATATCAAAAGAAGTCACGGATTCGGGTGTGGCTGCCGTAGACGTTTTACAACCAAATTTACAAGCCACTACAAACCTCGGAAACACGACGACGAATACGATCGAGTTTAGAAACCCAGAAACGGGGTTCGTGACGACCGCAAATGTGGGTATCGCAAATACTCTTGCCTCACACACTCTAAGTGTTGGATCAAACCTCTACGTGGACGATGTGGCTTCGAACGTTCTCGTCGTGAACGGAAATACAAACATTAACGGTGACATCGTCGTTCAAGGAAACGCACAAATTGACGGTGTACTCACTGTGATTAACACTGAAAACCTCACTATTACAGATGCCATAATAGAACTGGGAAGAAACAATACAGTTGGGGACGCGACAACCGACCTCGGAATCGTCATGAACCGACCGGGTTCTAACGTCACGGTTGGGTTTCTGGAGGGTACGGACGAACTCGCACTGGCGTATACGGAAACGAGTGCGGAAAGTAAGACGATCACCCCATTAACATCTGAGACCCTGGATGTACATGTGTACGGTCGCGTTCTCACTGAGTCTAACGTTGGGATCATAAACACGAGCCCCATTCACACATTAGATGTGGGATCCAATCTTTTCGTAGACGAATATGGTTCGAATGTTTTGGTCGTCTCCGGAAACACGAGTGTTAGCGGTAACTTCACAGTGGACGAGAATACCCTACACGTGGATACTGAGAACGACTCCGTGGGACTTGGAACAGTGTCTCCCGACGCAAACCTCCATGTCGTCGGTAATGTATATATTTCCTCAAACTTGACTGTGGATGAAGATACCCTTCACGTGGATGCGACGACCAATTCCGTTGGTATTGAGACCAAGAACCCTCAAGCTAATCTCCACGTTGTTGGAAATGTTTATGTCTCATCGAATCTCACCGTGGATGAAGATACCCTCCATGTCGACACGACGACACATAGTGTCGGAGTCGAGACCAACTCGCCCGATGCTAACCTCCACGTCGTTGGTAATGTGTATGTGTCTTCCAACTTAACGGTTGATGAAGATACTTTCCACGTGGATGCTGGGGATAAGTCCATAGGACTTGGAACGGTGAACCCCTCCGCCAATCTCCACGTTGTGGGTAATGTCTATGTCTCCTCGAATCTCACCATTGATGAGGATACCTTCCATGTGGATGCTGGGGGTAAGTCCATAGGACTTGGAACGGTGAACCCCGATGCGAACCTTCACGTCGTCGGTAATGTTTACGTGTCTGATGACCTCACAGTCGCCACAGATACATTCCATGTTGAAGCCTTGACTGAACGCATAGGTATAAAAACAAAAACACCGGATGCCGAACTTCATGTCGTTGGAAATGTCTACGTGTCCTCGAACCTCACTGTGGATGAAGACACCTTCCATGTGGACTCTACGACAAATTCCGTTGGTATTGAGACCAAGTCGCCCCAAGCTAATCTCCACGTTGTTGGAAATGTCTACGTGTCCTCGAACTTAACCGTGGACGAAGACACCCTCCATGTGGACGCGACTACCAATTCCGTCGGTATTGAGACCAAGAACCCCCAAGCTAATCTCCACGTTGTTGGAAATGTCTATGTCTCTTCTAACCTAACCGTGGATGAAGATACTCTCCATGTGGATGCGACGACCAATTCTGTAGGAATTGAGACTAAGAACCCGAATGCCAATCTTCATGTTGTGGGTAATGTCTATGTCAGCTCCGATCTCACCGTGGATGAAGATACTTTCCATGTGGATGCTGGGGACAAGTCCATAGGACTTGGAACGGTGAACCCAACCTCCAATCTCCATGTCGTGGGTAATGTCTATGTGTCCTCGAATATTACCACAGATGGTACCCTCAATCTCAAACACCCCACAACTGCCCTCATCACTGATCTTACCTCGAATGTTGAAGTGAAATTGAA